CTTATAAGTTTTAATAAAGGTTAGAGTGTAAAAACTCTAACCTTTTTCCATATCCACATGTGGTAATATATGTTGTAAGTTCTTAACCTAATATCTTTATGTAAAAAGACAATTGTGCGATAATTTAATTATCAATTTTGTAAGTATATACGGTAGTACTAGTACTACTAATTAATGGGAAAATATTGTGAATCAGTCAATAAGTAAAAGTAGAGAGTTAGTATTAAGATATGATGCTGAGTTTTGTGAGGATACAGGCTGCTGTAATTCTTGCATGATGTATAGTAATTATACTGCTACAGCCACAGACGAATATATCGGAGTAAATAGCACTAGTTTAGTAACTGTTACATTGCCCATAGGTATAACAGGCAGACAGTATATCATTAAAGAAGAACGTGGCAACGGTACTGGTAAAGTAAACGTGCAAGGTACTGGTGCTGAAACTATTGATGGTAGCCCTTTCAAGCAGTTGACTGCTAACGCAAGTTTAACAGTGGTCTTCCGTGCAGGACAATGGCGTATAATTTAATTAAACATGCTAGTACTTAAATCTAAGTACCGTGTAAGGCAAGACCCAAGCGATTGGCGTGACTTGCCTTACACCTTTAAAAGGGAACCATTACGTGATGTAGTTGACTTACGTAAATGGGCTAGTCCTATTGAAAGTCAAGGTCATTTGGGAAGTTGTACTGGTCAAGCAGTTGTGGGTGCATATGAGTTAATGATGAACAAACAAGACCCTAGTAAGTTTGTCGACCTAAGTAGATTGTTTGTGTATTACAATGCACGAATGATTGAAGATGTTGTTAGTGAAGATGTAGGTGCATACGTGCGTGATGCCATCAAAGCTGTACAACAATATGGTGTATGCAAAGAAGATTTGTGGCCATACTTAATAGAAGATTTTTCAGTTCCTCCTAGTGTTAGATGCTATGAAGATGCTAAAAATAGAACCATTAAAAATTACTATCGTATCTCTACCCTAGAAGATACATTAGACGCACTAAATAAAGAATACCCTGTAGTTTTTAGTATGCATGTATACAACTCATTTGATGACCTATATGATTCTGGTAATACTATAAAAATGCCAGAAAAAAATGAAGCTCTATTAGGAGCACATGCTATGACGTTTGTCGGTTATGACCTGAACAAAAAATTATTTTTAGTTAGAAATAGTTTTGGAAAATACTGGGGACTTAACGGATACTGCTACATGCCCTTTGAATACATGCGAAATGAAGTCATGGACTGTTGGATTTTTGATATAGATATAGATAACAGTTTGCCCAAAAACAGTAGACAACAAAGACAATTTATACTATAATAAGAACACTCGGGTTACTCTTCTCCGTTAACGAAGGCGTAATTGCGGTAACGATAACTGCACAGTGCTTAGGATCTACTGCAAGGCTTCAATTTAGGGGCAATTTGAGAAATCACTAAGGCAGAGCATAACTGTCTAAATGTAGATATGTAGGACGGAACCTTAAACCCATGTCAGGGCTTGGTAGTGCTAGTAGCTGACACACTAAATTTATAAGCTAAATAGTCTTGCACCCCTAGCCAAACAACCGCATACAGTCATAATGACTCGTTCCTTTATCTTAATACTATAATATACATTTAGCGCATCTAGGGTGTGTTTTACTGCGCTTGACAATAATTCCCAAAAGATGTATAATACACACAGAGGTAAAATATGATGAACAAACTAATTAGAAATGGGAAAGTAGCTGTATTATATAGTCCTGGCTTTGGTGCAGGATGGTTCACTTGGAACCCTACTATGCCTGAACTTATTTTTGAACCTGCTATCGCACAATTTGTATTGGACGAAAAATTTGACGAACTACAAACATATGTGGCATTGAAGTACCCTGCAATATATGATGGTGGTATGATGGACTTAGAAGTTGCTTGGGTACCTGAAGGCACTGAGTTTAAAATCAATGAGTATGACGGAGCCGAATCTGTTGAAACAAAAGATGAAATAGGTTGGCTAACAGCTTGAAGGATTATTATGTGGTTAGTAAAAGATAGTAATGGTCATGTCAGGGGTGAAAATAAAGACCTGATTATTGCTATGGAAATGGCAAAACTTGTTAATGAGTTTGTCTCTATAACAGATGGAACAACAGAGATTGTGGGTAGATTCGGGGTTGATGAAGTAACAGACCCTAACTACAATGGTTGGATATCAAGAAAAAACGGAGTATAATATGCCAGCAGTATTTTTAGTTTCGGACACACACTTCGGACATACCGGAGTATGTAGATTCACTCGTAATGATGGAGTGACTAAACTTCGCCCATGGGATAATGCCGATGAGATGGATGAAGAAATGGTTAAGCGTTGGAACGAAACAGTACGACCAAACGATAAAGTATATCACTTAGGTGATGTTGTTATCAACCGTAAAGCATTAAAGATTATGAGTCGGTTAAACGGTGACAAAGTATTGATTCGTGGCAACCATGATATCTTCCGTGATAATGAGTATAGAGAACACTTCCGTGAACTACGTGCCTATCACGTGATGAATGGTATGATATTAAGTCATATACCTATTCATACTGAATCATTGGGTAGATTTGGTGTTAACATTCATGGTCACCTACATGCTAATAGAGTAATGACTGAAGTATGGGGTGATCATGTAATTGATCCTCGCTATCATTGTGTATGTGTTGAGCATACTGATTATAAACCTATATTGTTTGAAGATGTTATTAAACGAATCAAAGATGAAGGTGGAGAAGTAGGATTCAAAAACGGGAACGGACCCGCAATGTAAAAATAGACCCTTCGGGGTCTATTTCTATTACAATCTAACTATTGTGTCATTGCCCTCGGACTTCATATAAGCACGACCTCGAGGAATTCTATTCTTTTGTATATAACTTTGCAAGTATTGTTGTGCTTGATCTTTAGTTTTATTTTGTACAATACCCAAGTTTCTACCTGCAACATACATATACCAGTTATCTATTAACGGACCAGCTGGTTGAGGTGGACCTACAGGCTCTGGTGGTGGTTGATTTACAAATACATTATCAGGTGTTGTGTTACTTGGCATGTCAATAACTTTATCGCTGGGTTGAGATTTATAGCTTATGGGGAAAGTTCTTACAATATCTTTAGCCGCTTCTCTAACATCATATCCATTGGGAGGATCAATTTCTTTACTTCCTGTTCTTATTTCGTCTGCTTTTAATAGCATACCCTTAACAATTTCTTTCATTAAGCCAGGGAATAATTTCGCAAAATCTTGATCACCTGCACCTCTAGCATAACGCTGGTCTTGTGTGCTGTTTACTAGCTGATTGGTAGGGGCATGCATTTGCCACTTACCATCCTTGTCATCCATATTCTTTTTGTCAACAATACTAATGATAGGACCACGTGGTGCATAATTGTTAAACCAATTGTATCCGCCAGAGCCACCGGTACAGAACTGACTCATATGTCCTGTTTGATTATTAAATGTATAACAAGCACCATAGTTTAAAGGTATAATAACATAAAATCTATTGTTGTCAATCAATACAATTTCTTTTCTAGTTCGTTTGTGTTTTTCTAGTTCTTCGGCATCTTTGATTCGTTGTAATGTATTACGATATTCTCTTTTCTGCATTGCCTGCTGTAATGAACGTAATGTAGAGAATTTGTTAAAATCTTGATCCTTAGGTTGTAATAATCCTCTAGTGCTTAATGCCTTCCAAGCACCTAGTGCATCACCGCCCTCACCGTTTAAATCCTCATAGTCTAAACTATGATTCATATATAGTCTTAATAACCAATTATCAAACTTACCGTCTTTACTTAGATCACCGTACTTGTTTGAAGCTAGTGTGTTATTAACTAACCTAGTCCATGCACCAACATAATCACCAACAGTTGGTCTAGGACCCATATCTGCTACATCATTCCTAGGGAATGATTTATCGTGCCTGATAGCAATAGCTAACATTTTTGCTACTTTGGGATCCTTTAATATAGTAGTCCCATCAATAGATTCTTTTAGAAAGTCTAATGCTCTCATTATATTAAACTCCTCTTTAGATAGGCAAGTACGGCACTTAGTTTTTGTCTATCACCAGATTGAATGTCTTTTAATACTTGTTTAACACCTTCGGAACTTTCAGATGAGTATGCATAATTGCGATATCCATATGAGCTACTAATGTTACCTGTTTTATCGGGGTAGTAGTATCTTGCTGTCATCATTAAACTATTACCTACAGCATCTTTAAGAAAATCTGATATTTGCCCGTCTTGTAATTCATCAATACTTCTATCTATTAGATTTAAATGCTCAATCTTCTTTTCTGCACGATGATGTGCATCATTCTTTACCATAGAACTAATGACACCGTTAACATCAGCCCTAGATGCAACTAATATTTTGTTAAACAACGGCTTGAATCTTTGCACTAGCTTGTTACTGACCACATGCATATCGCTTATCTCTGTGGGTTTATTTGCTTTTCGTGTATTACGCAAAGTTGTTGAATATTCTGATCGGGCTATATAATATTTTTTAGCATCACCGATAAAAGACTTGACATAATTGTTAGCCTCTACCGCTGAATCTATTGTAGTAGAATATACTATGTTACCCTCTTCAGGATCAGGTGTACCATTACTAGCAAATATCATAAATGTCCCAGTATTACGATAAGATCCTTTTGCAAATTTTGCCGCTACAAACCCTTTAGTACCTGAAATTAAAAACCATGAATCAGCATAGTCTGGACTTCTAAGGTCTGCCCACTTTGGTCTAGCTAATGGTCTGATATCAACATCATGCCCAAAAGCTTGACTTTGATGTAGATACTTTAGTACTTCCTGTGCCCCGGGCCCTTTAAACTCAGCCATAGCAGTACTAACCTCTGTTACTATGCTCTCACATAGCTTTGAAAAATGCTCATAATTGTTCATATATGTATTTATTCTTAACCTTATCTATTGACAATTCGCACTTAATAAGATACACTAAATATATTATGAACAAAATCATTCTAGCATTATTCTTACTATTGCCCGTATTTGCGTTTTCCGCAACTACAAAGGTGATGTATGACGTAACAAACAACCGTGTTGTGGAAGGGTCATTAGACCATGATGAACTGAGTATTGCTAGTATTAGCAAGTTAATGACGGTTTATACTGTTCTTAAAGAGAATCAAGACCTACATGAAAAGCTTACAGTAACTGGTAAAACTACACCCAATACTAAATTAGTCAAGGGAATAGCGTTATCCAGACTAGATTTGATTAATCTAGCACTTGTGGGAAGTGATAACTTAGCGGCACAAACACTAGCAGAAAACTTTGTGTATGGATATAGCTATTTTATAAATAGAATGAATCAGCATACAGTAGAGTTAAACATGGTCAATACTAGATTTGTTGAACCTACAGGGTTAAGTCCTATGAACTATAGTTCTATCAATGATATTGTATTGTTGACCAAAGCAGTATATGAGTTCGATATAGTCAAAGATGCCGCAAAAGTTAAATCAGTTACAGCTTACACTACAAAGGGAAAGAAACAACTAAAGATTACTAGCAATTCTACTAGCACATTCTCTGGACGTGAGGGTATTGTCACCATCAAAACTGGCTTTACTAAGGCAGCGGGATTCTGCATCACTTTGTTAGTCACATCAAACAACCAACTTTATAACATAACTGTGCTTGGTGCTAAAACTAAAAAAGAACGACAAATTATCGTTGAAAAATTCTTAAACACAATTTATAGTGCATAATATATGTATTTTATGCGCTATGACTAAATACATTTACTATGCTCCACTTCATCAAAGACCTCACTAATAAACTACTTGATTTCATTAAGGACGATCCCGTTCGGCCTGAAATACCAACTGACTTTAGAGTCAGCAACGGCAGAATGGTTGCCGCACTAACCGACGATAATGCAGACAATCCAGAAGCGATGGTTTGTGTTAGTTTCCATGATTTTGTACCACAAGACACTACAGATTTGCAGACTACTGCAACAGTCCCGACCACTGCAGTATTCTACACAATATGGAGTTATAAAGCAGGTAAAGGTCAAGAGTTATTAATTGAAGCAGTAAAAGGCATTCAACGTGAATATCCTAGTGTTACTAGATTTGTTACATTAAGTCCTAAAACTGAAATGGCTAGAAGATTTCACTTACGTAATGGGGCTATTGTTTTCCGTGAGAATCTAGATACAGTTAACTATGAATATTCAAACCGATTTAAAGTAACAGAAGATACTAACTAATCTGTGTATATTAGATTCTTTTACAAAAACAATCAGCAAAGCTATAAACACGAAGTTATTATAACCTCGTTTGCTACTGCAATATCAAAGATAATAGAATTACCTGAATCATTAGAAGTTTGTTTATATCCATTAGAACATAATGTATATGGTGGAATAGATAAGTTTAAAGATAATAGATTGGGTATTAACTATAATATTAGTTATGAATCATTACCTAAAGTATTAACCCATGAGTTAATACATATTAATCAGAAACATACTGGTAAATTGAGAATAGCACAAAATGGTATGTGTTATTGGCATGGTATTCCCTATACTAAGAAACTTCCGGAAGAAATGAGTTATGAGGAATATCAGAATCTACCATGGGAATTAGATGTTGTAAATAGACAACAAAAAATCTTCAAAGAAGCATTGGAATTAGTTGGCCACCACTAACTTGACAATAATTCGTAATGGTGCTACAATACATACATGAACTCAAAAAGCACCCGCAAACGTAGGACCGATCGTAACCAAGTGATTTACTACATTCAAGATGTTGTAACATTTGAGTATTATATCGGCTTAACTGCATTGTCATATAAAGGCAATGTGTTTTTGACACTACGCCGTCGTATGCAAAAACATATGCAACGTGCCTTGACTGAGAACAAAAACTGGGGTTTGTCACGTGCCCTATGTGAACGTGGTGCCGAGAGTTTTATATTTGGAGTCATCGAGGTTGTGCGTGGTAAGAAGCCAGCACATAGCCGTGAGACAGAATTAATTAACACAATGCAACCTGCATTAAACACTTTTGGAGTAAAATAATGAACATAGCACAATATTCTTTTGAATTACAAGATTATAAAAACATAACCTTGTCAGTATCTAACCGCAATATTATTAGAGATGCATTAGAAATGTACCGCAATGAAATGACTAAGAAATTATATTCAGACGTGGAGTCAAATTTTACCACTGAATATTATGATATTGAACTGTTAGAGATTGATGAAGTTATAGAAATTTTAGGCATTGAAGAATGAAATTAAACGATACCCTGCAATGGATAGGTGCAGTATTCATTATTGCTGGGCATGTATGTAATTCAATTGGACCTAGTGTTTATCCCTACAACATTGTAGCATTTACATTAGGTACAATTATGTTTATGATATGGACTATACGTGTAAAGAATCGTCCACAATTAGTAGTAAATATTGTGGCTATTGTCACTTGTTTATTAGGTTTATTTAACGCATGGAGATAATTAGATTATGACAGAAGAAAAGAAACCTCTTAAGATTGAATTTGCACCCGGGTGCTTTGATAACTTTGATGGAACACAGGAAGAACTAGACGACCTTGTTTCTGAACTTACTAGACTAGTTGAGTCCGGTGAACTCATGGATGAAGCATTAGAAATTGATTTGGATGAGTTGGGAGATGAGGATTTGGAAACTTTAGCCCAAGCTTTGGAAGAAGATGAAAATCCTAATATGCCCAAAAGATTGTTAAACTAGTTGACAATATATTAGTTTATGTGTATAATAATTTAAATGAAAGAAGAAAATGATAATTAAAAGTGTGTATGTTCCTGAAAGTATAATTTGTACGGTGGCACTACTTGTTATCTTAGCTTTACATAAATTGTGATTAATATAGATTCCAATAACCGTGAGAAAATTATCCATGATATGTGTCTAACATATAGACATGATTATGGATTAGACAGGGATCCGAATGACCCACCTTGGTGTGCTGGAATGACGCCCCAAGAACGCACAGGGTTATATAGAACTATGGCTCAAATTTATGACAACAACATTGCTCCTTTAGTAGAGGTTGCAAAAAAATCAAGGAAGAAAAATGACAGAACCAGTAAAAGAAGATAATAGAGTCGAAATCGAATTGAATTTAGATGAACATGACATCTATCAGTTAGCTATGGAAGCACACAAGCGTGACATTACGCTAAATAAAATGGTAGAACTTGTATTACAAGAAGCAATTGACTTACACAAAGTCAACGGAACACTTGAGTAATACGTTATACATATATAGGAGAATACTATGAAAAAAATTATAGTAGCAATATCACTATTAGTATTAGCAGGTTCAGCAGTAGCACAACATCATGGATTCCGTCATCACGGTCACCATGGTGGCTATCATCGTGGACCGGGCATGGGTTGGTGGGTAGCACCTATAGTAATTGGTGCCATAAGTTATGAATTAGGACGTCAACAACCAATAGTTGTCCAACAACCTGTTGTCATTCAACAATCACCTCAGCCATTAATTTGTACTGAGTGGAAAGAGATTCAAACAGCAGATGGTCGTTTATACAGAGAACGAACCTGTAGTCAATGACCAATATATTATCTGGTACAGTTAATTGGATCAAAGAGGATTGGAAAAGTAATCCAATTAGATTTGTAATAGAAACCTTAGCTTGGTCCATGAGCATAGGTGCAGCAATTTGGTTTGCAAGTTCTGTACCTGCTGTTCCTTTTATATGGTATCTTACACTAACTATTGCTAGTTGTGGTATGTATGCTTGGGCGGCTTGGTCACGTAACAGTTTTGGTATGTTGGCAAATTATTTGTTACTTACAACCATAGACAGTGTTGCCCTATTCAGACTACTATAGGATTAATACATAGTAGAATAAATACTATATGCGTATTAATGAAGTGCTTGACAAACAAGATTTAAAATTATTAAAAGCCGAGTGGAAAATGCTTCAACAAAGCGATCCACAAGGTAACAAATATATGGATGCCAGGGGACCTGCAAAGTATAACCCTAGTCGTTTAGCATCTGTTTCTGGAATGAACAATCCACAAAACTATCCAACTACTACAAACAGTAAGCCTGAAGTTAAAGCAATGGTTGCCGATAAAGCTAATAGTAGTTTAAAATTGTTATTCTATATTATGGCCTGGGGCGGTATGGTCAATCGTGCTAACAACCCCAAACTACTGTACAAGAAATTAAAGAACGACAAAGAAGCAAGACGACAAGTCAACAATGCATTAAACGAAATACGTTTTGGTGATCTAACAAATGCACAAGCATTTGACCTGATTCAAAGATTGCGTAAACTACAATTACTTCCTGGGTTAGGTGTAAGTTTCTTTACAAAGGTATTATACTTTTTACGTCCGGGTAAGGGAGCTTTTATACTAGACCAATTTACTGCTAAAGGTATGAACTACTTACATAGCAAAGATTCAGCCAACTATCCACAAATTGATATGGATAATGATTTCCCTGCAAATACATTAACAGGTGCAGACTATGATGCATATAATAAAGGCATCAAGCAACTACAAAGTGATGTACAAAAGGGGATAGGCAATCTAAGTGATGAGGATGCAGAGTTCTTATTGTTCAATCCATATGGTGGGCAGTTTAGACCTGTAACAGATAAGTACCATGCTAGCCGCACTGACTTGAAGAAGAAGGATCCTAATCGCTTTAAGTATATTCAACGTGCAAACAAAGTAAAACAGGATAAGGAACAACAGGCTCAACAACAGCAACAACAAAGTCAAATGTCACAAAGTAGTGGTCATGCACAAGAATTGTGGAACAAACATATGACAGCAAATAGTGCAGTAGCCGCAAAATATCGTAGCTTAAGTCCAGAAACAAAACAAGACTTCCAAACAGAATTCATTGATGATGTAGCAGAGGCTCTACGTAATGGTACTGATGCAAATTCAGCAATACAAAAACTACTACAGAACTACCAAGGTATTTCCGAAAGTTGACATAAATATGTTTCTATGCTATAATACGCATTATGAAACGAAGAACTATATCATTCACTATTGAACAGCCCAAACATCGGGCCCACAAAGTGTTGTTTTGTAGCAACACTCCGTTCAAACCTAAGGTTGTACAATCCAAAGTACAATACCGTCGTAAAGACAAACATCCAAACCGAGAGGTACTTGTATGAAAGACGTTACCAAAAAAGAACTACACAAACAACTGGTAGATGAATTTATATCTAGGCAGTTTAAGTCTTGTTTGGATCGCCGTCCAGGCAATAGAATAGATGCGGCATTGTATGTTACCGGAAGGATTGAAGCATTGCTCCTAGATGCACTACAAGAATTACCCGGATCTTATTACAATGAACTAATTCATAAACTAAAAGGTTGACATTAAATCCTTTTGGTGCTATAATATTTGCATTGAAATTTAGAAAGGAAATTCAACATGTCAGATAAAACACAAGCAGTCGCACAAACTGCAAAAGAAATTGCACTCGCCGCAATAGCAGGGTGTGCTACAGTTTATTTGCTTACCCTCATTCCCGCAACAGCGATTCCATATATCGGAATCTCATTTTGTATTGCAATACTAGTCTATGTGATGTACAATATCAATCTTGGCCGTATCCAGTATCGCAAGCATCTGGAAGACATGGAAAATGCAATGAAAAACATCAAACAATAAAAGGTTGACAATAAATCGGTTTGGGTATATAATAGAGTCTTATTCAGTCAAAAGGAGTTCAAATGAACATCAAGCAAATTAATACTGCTATCATGCAGGGTGACTTCACTAACGAAGAATTGAATAGCATCGGTGATGCAATGCGTTTTGCCCGTGCCCAATTAGTGGTGCGTAACAAATCGGCATTGACAGTTGGATCTAATGTTAAATTCTCTAGTTCAAAGCGCGGTGCAATCTCCGGTGTTGTAAAGAAAATCAATCGTAAATTTATTATTGTAGATGAGCCGGCTAACTTCCGTAGTTGGAAAGTGCCCGCTAACATGTTGGAGGTTTTGTAATGAGTAAAATGGCAGACTTGGATATTGAAATCCGCAACCTATTGTTAGTGGGTACTAACCCTGTAACAATTGCTAGGATGCTAGAAATCCCGGTTTCTTGGGTGTATCAGGCTGCGGTTTATGACCTAGAAGAAGATTATACCCCGTACAATACCGTCAATAGTTGACCCTAATTTTAGTACTTTCGTAGTACTTTTTTGCATACAAAAGTACTCATTTTCACCGTCCCGGTGCTTCAAAATCGCTAGGATTCTCAGGAATCTATACTGATACAGTTCTAGCGAATTTAGTGAAATTTGACAATAAATGGATCCTGTGCTACAATATTTGTATTGAAAGTGATAAAGAGGAATATAAATGTACAAAGCAAATGGTTATTTGTTCCGCAATGTAGAAGCTCTAGGTGAGTACTTGCGTATTCATTCCGGCAAAGACATTGTTGTCACCTATGTAACCGAGTATTTTCTTGGTGATCCGATGGAACAATAATTTGACAATAAATGGGCATTGTGCTACAATAGAATCTTAAACAGTTAAACAAAGGAATACGAAATGGCTTACATGAATCAAGAACGCAAAGCAAAGATTGCACAAGCACTCAAGCCAATCTTGGCTAAGTATAAAGTTAAAGGATCCTTGAGTGTCCGTAGTCACATGACTATTGTTTTAACCCTCAAATCCGGTGCTATTGACTTTATCGGTAACAGCAATCGTGTTTGTGGCAATGACCACTATCAAGTAGCTCGTGGATTCAAGCCCAATACTAATGGCTATGATCAAGTTAACCCTTACTGGTTCCAAGATCACTATGATGGCAAGGCTAAGGCATTCTTGACCGAAGCATTCAAGGCATTAAAAGCTGCCGATTGGTATGACGAATCGGATGCAATGACCGATTATTTCAACACTGCCTACTATGTTGATGTTAACATCGGCAAATGGGATAAACCTTATATCTTGGAGAAATAAAATGAAAATGTTTCGTGTGCGCCTTTTCTTATCAGAGAGTCGTTGGAATGATATTGAACTTCCCGGCTATACCTGCTGGGATGCGGAAAACCTAGGTCGTGGTATGAGCCCGATCGGACGTGCTCAATTATTGGGTGAGTCATACTAATTTTGGTAACACACATGGTTGACAATAAACTCCATTTGTGTTATCATTATAACAGTACTGAGCAATATCAGTACATTTTTAAACTTAGCTTAAACTTCAAAGGAAACTCAAATGGCTAATCAAACTTTCAAAGTCGCCGGTATTACTATTCACAACGGTAACGCTAAAGTGCGTTTTACTGATGACATGGTACGCCGTATCAAACAATTCTCTAAAGGTGGCGCAAGTCGTATTGACTTGGTAGAGTTGCCTACAGAAATGACTAAACTTGAAGCACTCAAGTATTTGGAAACTCACGCAGATTTCCAGTCAGCATCCGATCAATCATTGATTGGTGATGCAATTGAGGACCGCACTAAAGAGTCCAATAAGGGAGAAGTCAAAGTTAAGACTTCTAAAAGTGCTAAGCCAAGCTTGGAATCTATCAAAGCACGTGGCAAGAAAAAAGAAGTTACTGCCGAGCAAGTGCTCGAAGCAGTTAATAGCACTAACTAATTAATAGGGCTACGGCCCTATACAATATATGCAACTATCAGATAAACTATCAAAATGTAATGACAGCTTGACTGTTAATTTTTACGACAATGGCTTCATGGTTGAAGTGTCCGGTAATGACTCAAATGATGACTGGAAAACAGCCAAGGTAATGTGCAATACATTAGATGATGTATTTGTAGTTATCTCAGAAGCTTCTAAAATGCCACGAACCTAATATGTTACTTAATACTTTTCGAAGAACGTTTTCTCCACGTAGAGAATTCAATCCAGCTAGAAATGAGGATTTGATAGAATTGAAATATTTTAAGGATAAAGGTAAATGGAAAAGTGGTTGCCCATTCTATCTTGAGGATCCGTTCATTGATGTTCCTGCAATGTGCGCTAGTAAGTTTACTGACTTCATGCTTGAACGTACAATAAAAACTCGAAAAAGTTAATTTAAATAAAAAAGCCCCTAGGGGCTTTTTTTACCACGTAGCGATTGCCGCTCGTTTCCATGTATTTGCGGCAGTACAAATATATATGTAATTAGAATCAAACGCTGTCTGTCCGGGCACTCCGTTTGCCGTAGCATTAGCAGGTACACCGATAATTTGTGGCGCAGCCAATGACCCATCGATGTAAGTAATAGATGAATCTGATCCAGGTAACACAATGTTACCATCTGATGCAACAGATACTGTATTAGTATATGCAATCTCGGCACTGTATATATATACTAAATTAGCTGATGATTCTGCTACATTAAATGTATATTCATAAAAGCCAGGAGTAGCATTACTGGTTAATTCTAATCTACTTGTAGTAGTTAAAGTGTTACCTGCTACTGCTGGTGGTGTTAGTAGTTTAATTTTCATACCTACACCAACTTTTTGTAATGTAGATAATATACTAGCATTTGGTCCACGTACAGTTAAATTGGCGCCTTCCCATGCAACCCAACTAACACCTGAACCTTCTCCGAACGGTAATGACTCAAATACAGCATCAGGTGGGTTACCATTAACTTTCAATGCACCATCATCAACGCTTATTGTACTTTCACCTAATAGAATAGAATTATTGCTTAGGTATAGATCCTTCCAACGTTTTGTTGGGCTACCTAAATCATATGTAATATTAGCTGAAGGTAATAAATCGCCGGTAGATTCTAAATTACCTACACGTAATATGTTATTACTTGAATCATATGTCAAATTAGCACTAGAACTAAATGTTCCTGTTAAGTTAAATTGAATTTCACTTGTGTTACCCGCGGCATTCACACTTCCGCCTGCCGCGGTAGAAGTAATAGTAATATTACCTGTGTTGCTAGTTAAAACAATACCCGATCCAGCTGTAAGTCGTGTGACACCAGTATTAGTAAGAGTAATAGTTCCATTACTAGTTATAGGACCACCACTTACGCTAATACCATCACTACCGGAAACTGCTACACTTGTTACAGTACCGAATGAAGATGCATTTGCAATATTAGTAATTCTACCATATTGGTCAATTGTTACAGTTGGCGCAATATAATTACCTGCTAATATATTAGTTTGAACCGGTAGATCAACACTAATGACACCGGAACTTACTATTGGAGTATTTGTTATTGATAGTGAATTTGAACTAATACCTACGCTCGTTACTCCACTTGTCCCGTTTCCACCTGTAGCTGATACAACGATATTACCATTTGCACCCGATAATGTGATGCCGGTACCTTGTATTAAATTAAGAACACCTGTATTTGTAATAGTGACTGTACCAGTCGATGCGTTAGACGTTACTGATATACCTGCTTGACTAGTAAAAATGTCATATGGACTAGCCTGACTAAAAAGTGTGCTAAAGTTATTCTGTGTTTTATTAAACGCTACCCACAATGAATCGCTATTAGTGGGGCTATTTTGTGCGCCTATTTGTAATGTCTCTTGTCCTGAGATTGCCATGATTAATCTTCCTTATCTTGTATTTATCGCAAAGTGTCCTACCTTATAAGGTGTTTAGCTTCTCCGGACTTTTTCCATGCCTTCCACATAGCCTGTCCGTCAGGAGTCTGTACAGTACTGGGACGGACATCATTTCCTAGCATTTTAGCATAAGCATACATTGTTCTAGCGATTCCGGATTGTTTATATGCATCATTAACCCACGTATCCACACTTTCTAACCACTGATTAGACCTAATATTTAATATTAGGAAAAAGCGCACCTGCAATAATCTTGTTATTATCTTTGCATTCTATGCTTAGATATAACTCTTTGTTGCGTTTATTCCAACCTTCTTTTACTGTCTTTGCACTATATACTTTGCCATCTATCTCTTGCTCATGGTAAAAATTAAGAGTAAGTATGTCTGGGTTTATTTTTTCTGTAATGAATTCTCTAGACTTCATACACTATTACCTCATCTAAACAGAAAAAGAGCTACCGCATCCACATGTGGATTGTGCATTTGGATTAGTTATTTTAAATTCTGATCCTTGTAGGTCTTCTTTATAATCTATGCTTGCACCTTGTAAATATTGCATACTCATGGCATCGATTAGAACTTTGGAGTCACCTAACGGCATTTCAAAATCATCTTCATTCATTATCTCATCAAATGTAAAACCATAACTAAACCCTGAACACCCGCCACCTTGTACGAATGTACGTAATTTTAAATCGGGATTACCTTCTTCAGCTAGAAGATCCAATATTTTTATTTTTGCTGATTCTGTTATTGTTATCATACTCTAAAACTTTCCCCGCAACCACAGCGGTCTTTTTCATTAGGGTTTTTGAAATCAAATCCCTCATTAAGTCCATTACGAACCCAATCCATTGTGAGACCCCTAAGGTACACATCACTTTTCAAATCCACTAATATCACAAAATCTTTTTGTGAATAGTTAATTACTCCTACTTCTGCTTCATAATTATCAACATATTCCATTGTATATGCTAACCCACTGCAACCAGTAGTCCTTACACCTAGTCTAATCCCAACTCCTTTACCTCGTTTTTTAAGTTGATTTTTTACTTTATCATATGCTTTTTCAGTAAGAGTTATCATTTTATTTTTTTTCTATAGTCTTCTACAGCGGCTTTGATGGCATCTTCAGCTAATATGCTACAATGTATCTTTACCGGAGGCAATGCTAGTTCTTCGGCGATTTCGGAGTTTTTGATTGATCCGGCTTCGTCAAGTGTTTTTCCTTTGACCCATTCTGTAATGAGGCTTGAACTCGCAATAGCCGATCCGCAGCCATACGTTTTAAATTTCGCATCTGTAATAATACCTGTAACATTGTCAACCTTTATTTGTAATTTCATAACATCGCCGCATGCAGGCGCGCCAACCATACCAGTACCAATATCAGTATCAGTCTTGTCAAAAGATCCAACATTCCTGGGATTTTCATAGTGATCTATAACTTGTTGTGAGTATGCCATATTGTTTCCTTATTCTCATAAATTTTTACCCCATCGGGTATTAATGACATTCCAATTCATTATTTTCCAAATGTTCTCTAAATATTTCTTTTTGTCAGCCTGGTAGTCAAGTGCCCAGGCATGTTCCCACCAGTCAACTAATATCAATATATCATCACGTACCTCATGATTTTGTATAGTTTTTATTTCTCCGGAAAAGGACATGTAAATCCATCCACTTCCTTGTATCTTCATAGCTTCTAGTTTGAATTGTTCTTTGAAGTCTTTCCACCAGCCATACTTACGTTTTATTAGATTAAGTACAGGACCGTTTGGTGTGCCACTATCTTGTGGCTTTCTGAATTGACTGAAATAGATGTTGTGTAAAAATGCACCAGCATAGTTAAAGTCTTTATCACCCTCACCCTTGTTGTATCTCTCAGCATACTTATGTGCTAAATCACCGTAGTGATAGTCCATTGTCTTTTTGCTTAGTACAGGGTTGAGGTCGGTGCTGGAATAAGAGAGTGATACAATCTCTATTTTTCTTTTTTGGGATTCAGTGATCTTCTCTACAACGTCATACATAGTAGAGTATTTAGTCAACGTCGGCGAGTGATGCGACCTTTTGTCAAATCATATGGGCTGAATTCTACCTCTACTGTATCACCTAGTAGAATTTTAATATCATGCTTACGCATTTTACCTGATATGTAACCAGTGACAGTGGGCCCACTGGTAAGAGTGACTCTAAAGACGGCATTGGGTAATACATCGATTACCTTACCATCCATCTTAATACCTTCTTCTTTTGCCATGTGTTTTGCTTTAAGCTCCTTTTAATTCCTACGCATAGTGCTGATTGCCTTAGCTTCCTCATCGGAGAAAATAGGGACAGCGTTACTTTTGTGCATTGTACCAATACCAAGAATCTTGGTACCGGTATATTGTGGGATATCTTTTGTACGTACAGCACCCGAATGACCAGTATCTAAACTAGCAATACGTTTGGTCTCACGACCTGCAGGTGCGGATAATGTATATGATAACGGTTCTGCCGCTAATGCCCGTTTGCGTTTCTTTTCTTCTGCATCAACACCCCACTTAGCCTGTAGTTCTTTCCACTCAGTATCAAGTTGGCGTGCTTTTTGTGCTTCTGCACTATTGCGGAATTTAATCTTGCCTTTGCGTTTACCGCCCATAGTTAGTGCGGGATGTGCTAGATGCATTGTCATAATGTAAGGATCATAGTTAGTAAACAGTTTCTATTATAAAGGAATATTGAATATTTGTCAAATCTTACTTATTTAAGATTGCCCAAACCTTCTCTTTTTCTATGATTTCTTGTTCTAGCTCTTTATAGCGTTTACCCAATTCTTTTAACTCATTCCATCTATCTTCTAGTTCAGGGTTTGGGTGAAGAATAGCTAATCGTTCTTCAATCTTTTGAAACATATCAGATAGGTTTTTTCCCTTAATAGTTACTTCACCTTCAAAATCAGCATTACCTTTAACACTAAGTGTTGCACCGTTTAAGTTAGGATTAGCCAATGATATATTTCCCCAAGTATTGTCTGTGGTTAATACTTGTCCGGGGATAGCACTCGTCCCGTTTAATCCCCAATATAGACCACTAGAGACTGTATTATCAGTAATTGAAAATGTTGGGCTAGTGGAAGTGATGGTTGTAGTGTCAGTTACATTACCCATCATTGTGTTGAATAAGTCGTTTGGATTTATCATTTAGATATTTTCTTTAGAACATAACGACCCTTATCATCAATTGAAAAATCGATAGTATCCCCTTCTATCCAACCTAACTGTTTAAGTAGCTCAGGTGGTAATGGTACCATTAAGTCACCCGAGTCAGGATCTTCCTGAGTAATGACCTCATACCTAGAATTGTCGTATTTTTTGCCCATGTAATATTATAGCAGGTTAGTTTGTATTATTAAAAGTTTATTGGGCAAATTAGTTTACCAACATACTATTTAGTCAGAAAAGGTGAGTAGATTTTTTCTAGTCTATTAATAGTATCTTGTGCCGCACTTGATACCTCTGACTCATCTTCATGCTTAACTGGTATACCACCGGCATCAGTCCATTTCTGAATGTATGGACCAAAGTCATCTACTAATACATTTGCTACACCATCACTAACTGCATATTTAAACTTAGCTGACGTAAAGATTGCATTACTACTAGAACCAGGATGATATGTGTCTAACCAATCTTTTTTTGCTTGTTTACTTGCATCAGCAAATGGTCCACGTAATGGAGCTGATAAGACTGTATATGGAATATTGTGTTGCTGTGCCCAACGAACAACTTCCATACCACCACTAAGTGGTTTGAGTTTACGGAAAAAATCATATACTTGTTCGGCTGTACTATTGGCTAAATCTTCAATCTCGCCTTCTTTATCTTGTATAGCTTTCCAATGAGAGACACCGTGCTTATCTGCCCAAGCACCAAAAAAGTCAGCCTGTACTCCATCCATATCTAGGTATAGATGGGGGATTTTTTTAGTTGTGTCTTCAATAATTTTCATTAACCTTCTCCGCTACTTGCAGCCTTATCATCTTCAGTTTTTTTAATATTGTTAATTTGCTTTTCTGCTTCTACACGTTCAAACTCAATTGTTTTACCACGTAAATGAAGTACAGTATTAACTTTTTGATTTAAACGTATCAAGTCATTATCTAACATCCTGATACGGTCAATCAATGCAATAAGAACAGTGTTAGCATCACTAATAACTGGCTTAACTTCTTTTGTGGCCCATTCCCAAACATATTTGATAATGAAGCCCATCCCAACTGCCATAACAATCGGGAAGCCATATTTATTAATTAGTTCTACTACATCCATATTATATCACCAACGGGACTAAAAGCCAAACTCCTTGGGCTAATAGTAATGAACCAAATATACTAACACCAATACTACCCCAAAACATACGTTTATCAACAGCTAAAATACTAGCTGATAATAGCACAATAGCTAACTGAAATGCCATTGCCGCAAATGTTAACCAAGGTGAATGTTTTTTGGCTTCATCACGTTCTGCTTCAATCTTTAATGCTTTAGCCATCAACTCTTTCTTACCCTCACCTTTATCAGGCTCGGATTCATACCTGTCAATCTTAGCTTGTAGTTGTTCCCTACGTTTTGGATCTGCGGTGGCTTCTAATTGACCCTCAGCAATAGATTGCTTAATTGACTTAGCCTGATAAAAATTCCAAGTATCATTCGCTTTAATAGTGTTAGATAATATTTTGCTACTAAATCCACTAGCCATGTAAGTTGTAATTGCTAATAGTAGTGCAATGACGGTAATGACCCATCCTGCTCTATCTTTAAGCTGTGCTTCACGTTCTGAACGTGATAATGTTTTTACTTCTGCCATTTTTATTCTCCTTTTAATAATAACTTTTCTTCCATTTTTCTTTTTTAGCCTTCTCTTTTTGCTGTTCGGCTAACATACGAAACCATTCTTTTTTTACTTCTAAGTCGTGTTTTTTTCGAGCTAAATCGGTCATTGAATTTTTATCATAGAACATATAATAAAATGCCATACCAAATC